AATCTTTGGAGCGCTGTCATCGTAACCTCCGAAATCTCCGCAGGCATTCTTTATCCCTCGTGGATAAGCCATACACGGTTTCTCTGGAGACTTCATCGGTGTTGTAAGTAATGGATGTATCGCCTTCCTTGATTGACTTCACATCAAACACCGAGCCGGTACCGTTCTCTAGCTCATAATTGATTACCGTATGAACTTTCTTCCGGATATAAGTTTCTGCTTCTACCGGCAACTCGGCGAGGTTACAATAATTCAAAGCATCCTGTATGATGTCAGTGATTATTAAATCTTTTTCAGTGCTGTTAATCTTTAGATTGGTTTTCACCAATGCTTTCAATTCATCTGTGGTCACTGTATCCACTCCCTTCCGAAAGAGGGAGCCGATTACTCAGCGCCCTCGTCATCATCATTATCCGGATCAGCTTCAGGATCATTCCCGTCTTCAGGTTCTTTTTCTTTCTGTTCAAGCAAGCCTATAAGCGTTGCCTTATTTGCCCTGGCATCGTATTCGATACCCTTCTCGTCGAGCAAGGACTTCAGCTCTTTGACAGTAAACTCACTAAGAGTTTTGGGCTGTTCTTCTTTTTCTTCCACGGAACTCTTGGCTGCCTGCTCACGTCTCATTCTCTGAAATGCTGTAGCACTCATAATACATCTCCTTTCAAAAAAAGGTAGAGGAGCTGTGCAAGCCTCCTCCTGGTTGACTAGATCTTATGAACGAACTTGATTATACGAGTGTTCTTCTTCTCGTATACCCTAGTCCAATTTGCAGCTGCTTCAACTTCTGTATTGGTAGGAGAAGAACCAGCTACGGATGCATTGTTGAATTTAACACCACGAGGATGTAATACAAAGTGCTGTCTATTGATGAGAATATCATCGCCGGCTAAGGAATCACGATCTGTCTCTGTAGGAACCGGAGCTGATCCATTACCTAAGCCGATAGCACCCTCACCGAATAAGTAAGTAGTGTAAACTCCTGCAGATGCAGGGCAACCATCATCAACGATAACTCTCTTGCCCATGTATGTAGGAATGTCAACTTCGCCTTTGGAGTTCGGAATGAACGTAATCAGGTTTTGCTTCTGGAGCGAAGCATAGACTGCCGAATGCATGCCAACTGCTGTAATCTTTCCGGCTGCATCGCCGAGAAGGGTTAAGGCATCAATAAATGTGTTTCCTGTCATTGTTGCAAGTACGCCTGCCAATGCAGATACATCAAGTACTTGTTCAGCTGCCATTGTGGTGCTTGCAAATACACCTTTCAACATTGAGAATAAGAGTGTCTGTCTGCGTCTTGCCCAATATCCAGCTACTAAATCACCAATAGCTGCCATCGGATCATCACCGGATAAAGCCTTTGCCAAGTCGTTGGTCGACCATGCTTTACCACGCATGAACAGTACTGCAACGTCTTGAGCTGCAGTGATCTTTTCCGGTGTTAACGCTCCGGTATCTGATAAAACTTCATCGGCACCGGTTAGATCGTTCCAGAATGGCATATTGATTAACTTGCCGCCCGCGGATGCTAATGCATCTAATTCTGGATTATTTGATATGATACCAGCCTGTGATAAGGCGGATAACTCTGCGGTTCTTTGGATTACATAAGGATTAAACACCTGGGGAACGATTACATCTGCTATTCTTGTTGGCATAATATATTACCTCTTTCTTTCATATAGTTTAGTTTATAGTTACTTGATCGCCATGTACTGAGCTGCTAATGCAGGATTCTCCTTAAGAAGTTTCCCTTGCTCGGTCAGGTTGAAATGTTCTTTGCTCCAAGGGTTCTTACCACCGGCCGGAAGAGTCTTTGTCCTGTTGTTTGGATCTCCGCCCTTCACATCGACCGTGAAGAAGTCCTTGTAAGCTTCCTTGATGCTTGTTAACTGTTCATCGATACCGGTAACGGTTCCATCGGCTCCGACAACTAATTTATTCCTGTCAAACTTCGTAGCCAATAACTCCGGATATTTAGCACCGGTTAGCTTTGTTTGGATTGCAGCATCTACAGTCAAGTCTTTGATTTTGCTCTCGTAGGTAGTTTTCAAGGTCTCAATCGTGCCCTCGTGAGTCTTGATTGTCTGCTGCAGTGTTTCATTGTCTTTGTTATCCTTCTTAAGAGTCGCTATCGTGCCATCAGCGGCATCAAGCTTCTCCTTGAAGCCATCTCTCTCCGCTATTGCCGTGTTGTACTTGCCAACACCAACATATTCACCGCCACCAAGATCTGCAAGTTTAACCGGTTTATCCTTGTTTTCTGGTAGTGCGTTATATGCAGTGATAGCCGCTTCAAATTCTGGATACTTGTCACCCAGTATTGCTTTTAAAAATTCCATATTGCTCCTCTCAATCGCCTTGTTTTTAATTGTGGTGTCTCCACTGCGATACAGTGTTTAAACGTCTGTCTGCAAGACTTGATTAGTTTAAACGACATTTCGGTCATAAACACATTGCTATGCAGTGCCTTTAATAAATTTATGATACCTTCCTATTGCTCCTTTAAGTGTTGGAGCCGTATTATATGCTCTGTGAGTGTTAGTCACGAATGTAACTTCGCCAGTCTTGGGATTCTTACTCTTCCATACTGCAGGAGAAGGACCGTTGCCATTGAAGCGCCACACTGCTTTTTTATCTAAGCATTGCTTGCGCTCCTCTGGGGTTAGCCTGACCTTATTATCTTTAAGCTTTTGAAAATCTGATTTTGCCACAATACCATTCCTTTCGTACATAAAAATAAGACCTTAACCCTGGTCATGAGGGAGATAATCGGATCACCGCCTCTCTATTTTTCATACCATACTTTGCCACATTCCTTGCAATAACGGTAATGGCGCTTATTAATTCCAAACAGGTGTATTCTGAAATCCTTATACGACCTTATTTCTGGCGCCATAACGTGACCAAATAAGAAACATTTTAACCGTTTCCACAATTTTCTCACCTCCCCTATAAACAATCAGCTTCTTGAAAAGCCTTAAGCATCTTAGGAAACTGTAATGCTATCCAATCAACCATTTCTTCGTTCGTCGCCCATCCGGTTGGAATGCTCCCAGAGCTGTCACGTAATCCGCTCTCAGCTAGAAACGCATGTACTAGTTCATGCCTAAGTGTCTGCTTTTCAATCTCCTTGTGGCATGCTTGCGATTCATTCTCATAACCCGGATATGTAACAATGTTGCAAATTACAATTCTTTTCATGACCATATTGCAATAGCCGTCAATACCTCGGTCTTTAAATTTTTCATCTTCATCATAATTACATCTGAGTATTTCATATTCGGTACCTAATATATTTACTTTCAACTGTCTACCTCCTCATTTCAGACAATAGAAAAGCACCTACCGAAGCAGATGCTCTGTTACTTAATATTATTTATTCCTCTGGTAATTCCGGCAACTCCATCCAATGTGTTATTTCTTGTCCAAACCATTGCATATGAGCCGAGCCTTTCCATGCATACGGGACAAGGTTGTTTGCGAATTGGTCTGCAAATCCATATCTGTTTATACGTTCACATTCTTCTCGGGTATTACCTTTATAAAAAATTGCTGTGTCGATATTGATAGGTGGATAACAGTTCCCACAATTGCTAACTATCAACACTTTCTGTTTATTATCTGGCAACCTATCGTTTACACTAATCCATTTACTTTCCATGCGAATCCCTCCTGAAATCATTATAACTAACTACACATATTTTTCAAGCCACGTTTTATAATCCACATCAGCCGGAACCTCATAACTCTTACCTGTTGACTTATTCCGTGCCATTCTTGTTTCCTCGGATAAATCTTCATCATCATATCCAGGAGTGGTTGTTGTTCTGCAGAATACATGAAATGGCGGATAGTTAACACCTGTGACAGCTTCATCCACTGGATACAATTTGCTTTCATCTTTACCTTGGCATATCTCAGAGGTTTTCAAGTCTAAAGTAACCAGCAACCGATATTTCTCTAACTCTTCCTCTTTGTAAGCCTTTAATGTTCCCTGTTCGATAATGAATGAGCCTTCTGTATGTAATAACCGATAAGCCTCATATTCCTTAGTATCAAACTTCTTCGAGAAGTCTTTGGCTAGTGTCTTAGGGTTTCTACCTTGTATTATCATTGTGGTGATACTCTCATTCAACTGCTGGAGCATATAATCCTTCTGCTTCCACAACCGGGTGGAGAAGTCAGCACCATTGAATGGATAACTTATCAACTCGTCCACAGCCTTAGCATTGATCTGTGCATACTCAGCATGAAAGCCGAAGTATTGGTCGAAGTTAAACCATGTTTGATAATATGCATCGGAATAAACTTCTTTCAACAACTCTTCGCCTTTATATTGATACTCAATTGCATACAGCTGTTGTAACTGTGCATCAATCTGTTTCTCTAATGCCTGGTACCTAGTTATCCTTGATCGTATAGACATATTATTGAGTTCAAGGTTGTATTTACCCATGTTCTCATTTGCTTTGTCTATGAAGGCTTGAAGGTCTCCGATTTCGGTTTTATTCAGTTTATGAAGAGCTGTTGCATAGGAAGGCGATTCGTTCTCGACACCATACCGCATTACAAAATCATAGATTACCTTTTCTATTTCTTTCTTAGACTGTTCGAATGATTTCTTAAGTCCAAGGTAGTAATCATTGATTTTCTTCTCACCGGCTAGGAATTTCTGTTCCTGACGCTTTTCCCAGTATGACTTGTTTGGTTCTGCCATAACTCCCTCCTTGCCTCATAATAAAAGAGCCTCAGCGTTAGCCTTGGCTCTATGGTTTTGTTGTTAAGTTGGTGTCGTGATATCAACCAATTGTGAACCTATCTGTAAAATCTATACCCACCTTGCCAACTTGTTTTTTGCCCAGACACTAGCGTTAGTGGCGTTCCCTTTATTAATCCTGCATATATCTTACCAACACTCGCTACATAGAAAAATGGTGTGTCATTACTTGAAACATATTCTCTTTTACCAAGTCCAATTTTATCATTTATAAACATATGCATCTTTAAATCCCCAATTGTTCTATTAAAAATAACATCACTACACAAAGCTCCAGTGCTTTTGTTTCCAGAGCTGACGTCACTTCCAGCAATAACAGAATAATCATATGCATGAGGTGGATTGGTTCCGTTTATAAACCACGCAGTGCTTGTTGCATCAGTAGGAGCATTAGTAGCAGCCTGTAACCCATAGTAAGTTTGTATTTCAATATCTTCAAGTGCAGTTATATCACAAGTAATAAATATTAAATCGTCAATAAATTCTACAGTAAATTTTTCTTCTAAAATCTCCCTACCTGTTCCGTCTGCCTTTTTTGTGTTCCATCCCTGAACTCTATTTGTAAACTCGATTGTAATGTTATTCCCATACATATTTTTGCCATCTGCTAGTAAATGATTGTCTACGTAAATATTATATAAAATATTTCTAGCAGTAGCGCCTCCAGTTGTAGTTCCTATATTCCCATTATATCCATGAAATCCACCAGTAAACGCTCCACCATTAGCAACTCTATCACCATCAGCATTTTGTAGTGCTCTTACCATATAGGGACCAATCCAATCAGTACCATAGTGATAAAACTGTATTGTCCCACTTGTTGTCCAGCTACTAGACGGTTTTTCTGTAGAATTTGCCAGAGTTACTGCTTCTTTAAAATTAGGAAGAAGATTGATATTTTTTGTACCGTCTATTCCAAATGCTACTCTTAATTCAGTAGTACTATCTAGTTTTCTAAGCATAGTTGCTGTTTCGTATAAGTTTCTTATTATTTTTAAATTACCAGACAGAGTTAAATTTGTCTTAACTTGTTTGTTTACTTTTGTCGTTATCTGTGCCAATTGTGCAAAGCAAGTATCCGCAACCTCTTTCGACTGATTGGCTGTTTGTGTAACATCCTCAACCGTTCCAGATAAGCTTGTCTCAATGGCTTTCACGACGTTCTCCGAGGCTTTAGATGCTGTCTCGCTTGCCTTAGCATTGAGTTCGCTGTTGTAAGCGTATGCCTCGGATAATTCGGCTTCTGAAGCACTAGTTGCGGCTTCATCTGCCTTATCGGTTGCAGTCTGTGCATCAACGCCCTGCTGAACCATAATATTGACGATCTGCAGATAAACATCCTCGGTCGGAGGAGGAGCATATTCCGAATGGGCCCCCTCGTTAATCTGATGCTCCACATAGTTAGTAGGTATTAACATATCAGATTTCACACCGAACAATCCGATCTGAAGTGTTCCGGTTGTTAATAAAGCATCCCACGGAATCGGACAGGCGTTTGAGGTAAGAACAACATATTTCTTATGTGTTGGATCCGAGTAGAACACTACAGTCTTTGTACATCCATCCCAGTCGGTATTGAAGGTGAACACGCAGTTGGTAGCATTTACTTCGCCGGCAATAATATTGGTTGAGTTAGTTAGCTCCAGATGCTTTCCCGTTACTCTTAATAGTAAATCAGACACTACTTGTTCGCCTCCAAATCCTTTTTATTTCGGTTTATCATATCGTCTTCAGGGGGTTCTCCTTCTTTCTCGATCTGCTTTAATTCGTCCTCGAGATTTTCAACCCATGGATGATTTTTTACAATGGTGCGATTAGATATAGTTCCCATGCTATTCTTGCAGTTCGTGATAACCTCGGTTTCATTGACCGCCTGATCTCTGTTAAATACAATGCTGATCTCTACATTAGATGGCTTGACTGCATCCCTAGTTGCCTCGAGATATTTATTAATAAAATACATCTGCTGCTCAAACGACCACTTGAAGTTGTCTTCAATGGCATTGCACTTCAAGTCCAGTCCAGAATACAGGAATTCGAGCGCCTTACCGGAAGGTGCTGTACCAAGCTTATCCTGTTCCTTGTTAACTGCCTGACCAAAGCGGTAGATATCTTTAAGTAGCTGCTGATAATGCTTATCGGCTGCATCAATATTGACGGTATGCTCAATCTTGTCAACGCCGGAATACTCATCCGCTTCAAGCTTAATACCGTGATAATAAGCCAGGTTTCGGACGAAGTCGGACAAATCCTGACCATCATATCCGCGAAGAACATATATGATCTGCTTAATCTCCTCGAGCAAGTTACCTACATCCGATCGTGAGATATCGTATTCATCTACAAGCGTCTTAACAAATTGCAGATCCGGAAGCTCTAAGTCATTATTCTTCCACGGAACAAAAGGAACGCGATCCCATGTCCCCGGTTCCTTGCCGACAAAGAAATGAGGTGACCGTATACTGCTATCATCTAAAGCGCTCAGATACTTTTCTGCATCCAGGATGATATCTCCTTCGCCGGTCTTTTCGTAGTATTCAACGCCGTCCGGATAATGTATCTCAATCTTTGTGACGTACTTCTTTTTCTTGCCTTCATAAACTTCGACCTGAAAATACCGGATCATTGCGTCAAGCTCTTCATGATCATTATCTGTCCACCATGGGATGCATTGCTCTGCGGGCACTTTCATAGTCCTTTTATCGCCCTTAGAATCGATATATTCATACGTCCATGCAATACCCTTGTTCGAGGTTTCAGTGCCTAATTGTGCGAGTCTATGTTGATATCTCTTACCCAAGATGTCCTGCACTCTTTTGAGATAATTCTCTTCCTTGCATTCCATTGTGTAGGGTTTAACCAGAAGATAGTTAACTTTATCATCAACAAATTCATGCATGAAGCCATGAGCCAGTTTATGATTGGCCTTGGTTTCATCCTCTACCTTATTTTCTTTCTCATAACGGTACATCTTCCGGGAGAGGATCTCCTCATTTTCAACGATATAGTATTTCTCACCTGAGATCATGAGTCTACGCTCATTGGATGCTTCCCATTCGTCTATGTAGATCTTGATTAACTCCGGTGTCGTTAACTCATTTTCATTGTTTATAAAATCCATGATTTTACCTCGTTTCTCGTGTACTATTCGCAAAACAGCAGTTTCGTGCAATAGTTAAAATCCGCAAAGCCTTGATTTTACGGCATTCTTGATTTTGGTCTTTGTCAAAGTTTAGTATTACTGTTGTTTTTACTTCAAAAACTGAATTCCATTCCCCTTGAAGATTATCGTGTAGCAGAAATATCTAACAGCATCCATAGCATGATCGTGCTGCTTTAACGGCTTGTCTTCGCCTCGGTCTGAAGCTTTGATATCCCAGATATACGAATTGAACTCCAGGATGGTATTACTGCAATCTTCGGAGAAAGCAATTCGCTCTTGATTGAGAAGTGTTGCCACAAATCTGATACCGTCAAGTACATCGTTCTTGGCCTTCTTGATGGTGTAACCTCTTTTGCGAAGTTCAGCGATGAAGGATGCAGCACTTGGATCCACAATAACCGATCTAGGCTTTATGTCGCCAAGGAATGTACCGAGATCATCGGCATATTCAGTATCTGTTTTCTGCTCCGACTCATCACGTCCGGAATAGTAATATTCTTTGATACATATCCATTTACCTGCTTTATTCTTACACCATAGGAGGAATACTGTTGCATTCTGGGTACCATAGTCAATACTTACATAATAAGTGTCTGTTATTAAGTCCGTAATCGCATTGACCGTGTGCTTCACTCGATCGAACATATCATAGATGACACCCTCAGCAACTACCCATAAGCCTAAGATGTATCGCTGATAGAATACTCCGTAATACATCGATCGGTATCTTGCCTTAATCTTCTCCGATAGGCTCAGGTTATCATCCATCGTGAAATGCAGGTATAACAAATTCTTTTCGATGATTTTATCAATCCAGTTAATCTTAAACCAATGATAAGGACCATCCGGATTGCAGTTAAACCAGAACTTTGAACCATCTACTGAACATCGACCGGTTGCCTGATTAACAAAGGATTCCGGCATCAGTGCGACTTCATCAAAAAAGCAGCCTGCCAGGGTGATACCTTGTATCAGATCCTGCGACCGCTCATCTTTACCACCGAATATGTAAAAGTAATTTGTAATTTCTCCTCTAGTTACTACTAGGAGGTTATCCGCTCTGTGATCAGCAACACCATATCCCCGGGACCGGAGCATAAGCTTCAGCCAAAACAAAACATTTCTTCGGAAGGATCCGATTGTCTTGCCACACATACCGAAATTTTGATTAATAAATGTTGCCATAGCCCATATTACATATGACAAGGACATTGATAATGTCTTACCAGATCGAATAGCTCCATCGGCTATAATGCCGTCTTTATCATGTACTGGAGAGTTAGGCAGCCACCATGTTAATACTTTGAGCTGCTTGGTTGAAAAAGGTTTGAATACAAAGCCATTTTTAAAATTTTCCTTAAGCTTGATGGCATTTTTCATAATTCGGTTTCTTAAAGAATTGAGCATATTATCTATGGGACCCCAATCATTCATCATCAGCCCACACCTCTTCAACCTTACCGTTTAATGCTTCAATAAAATTATCATTTCCAGCATCAACACCACTAGGCTCACTCTTCTTAGAGTACATGTCTAACATAATAATATCGAGCTCAAACTTGCGCTTATCATATTCCACTTTGTGTCTGTCCATAGGATTAAGCAAGAAGAACCTGTCTAACCAATCAAACGAGTTGCAACGATCGAGTAATTTAATTGATATTCCGTATTGTCCTTCCTTGATTTCCTTGATGAGTTGGGTGTCCACTTCATCAGAGCTCTTAAGTCGAACCTTGTTGCCTTTGAATTCAGCATATTCACCCATATCTGCAAAAGCTATGCGCATATGGATATCTACTAGATCTGATTCTCCTGCAGATAACTGCTGTAGTTTTAATTCCCTAAGTATTGCTAGCTCAGCTTTTATACTATCATTCGCTAGTAGTCTATAAGCGTTTACTGCCGCTGTTTCATATGTGCAACCATAAGCCTTTGCATAGCTTTGCGGAGCGTTAAAGTTTTTTATATAATATAAACAAAAAAGTCTTTGCTTGTCGGTCAACTCAGTGTTATTAATTACCTGTTTGACCTCATTAGTAATCTGCTCCTTGTGAGCGTTCTTTTTTCTATCCGAGCGTTCGCTTTTCTTATCCGAGCGTTCGCTATCCCATTTATGAGTGCTCTTCCATCTGCGAACAGTTCCTTCAGGCAGACTTAATTGATTAGCTATTTCAATTAATTTAGCACCACTCTTAAACATATCATATGCCTTAATATATCTTTCATCTGGAGCTCTTGCCATATCACCACCTGCCTATTGAGTTAATTTGTAATACTAAAAAGGCATCCAGCCAGAGATGATCTGTAACCGAATGCCTTTTCTTATGAGGGGGTTCCTTGTGGGAGCAAGGAATTTAGGTTTCAGCACCGCCTGGGTAAAATAGGTTTTTATGTCAGGCGGTATGGAACCGGCAGGAGTCGAACCTGCATCCACTGTACTTGTTATGCGCGCGCCAGTGCTCTGCCAATTGAGCTACAAATCCCAAACGTTATTTCCCATGATATCGTTCACGCGAAATCATTTAATACAAAGGCTAAACGCTTGCTTACTACCATTTGTGATCTTGTTTGAAGCAAGAGAAGTCAACTATGATCAATCAGCCAGTAAGCTATGACGCCTACCAGCCAACGGAGGTCTTTGCAACCTTCCACAGTAATAATAACATAGGATAAAATAACATGTAAATCACGTCTTTTTCTCACGATAATCTCATATAAACTCTACCCCGTCAACACCGAAGAGCTGTATGCTTACTAGCTTTGTAGCATCTACTACCCATCTGCTAATTGATTGCTTACTTGTGAAGTAAATGG